GCGCTTCTTGCACAGTACGACTTACGTCGGTTTGCAGCTTTTGACCCTTTTTTCACTTTACCAGTCACGGCTGTTTTTAGTTTAGAACCGGGATTTTTTCTTCTGTAGGAAGCGACACCGGCTCGAGTCATTCCTGCTCCAGACTTTGTAGGTCTAAAGTTCTTTTTATTTCTTGCAGGCATATTATCCTGTCTCCTCATACCATTCCTCCCATACCCATTTTTTTTCTTTTTGCAAACGTTGCAACGTTTGTTGGCTTACCGCCAGGATTACCTGCTGCTCTTTTTCGTCTGACAGCACTCGCCTTTTGTGAGCTTGTCATCCGTGTGGCTTTCGCAAGTGGCACGCACTTGGGATACTTTCGTTTTGAACCTTTGGCAGATTTTCTTCCACAAGGTTGATATTTTCCATCTTTCTTTGGCGCTCCAATATCTACCCATTTTTGATTCACCCATTTTTTTAAATCGCCCATTAGACCATTCTAGTTTTTTTACGCTTGTTGGACATTACTTTGCCACAACCTCTAGCAATAAAACCACCATCTTTAGCTTTTACTTTTCCTTTACAAACTTTAGATGCATACATGTTTGCGTACGCCGAAGGATAAACATCGAATTTTCTCTTCGCTGCAGCTTTTCCTTTTGGACAAAGTTTTGCCATTATTTTTTCCTTTTTTTAACTCGTCCACCTTTTTTCATAAAGCCCATTTTATTTCTAATGGGTTTAGGAAGTTTACGTAGACCTTTTCCTTTTTTACCTGCTGGTACTGGTTTCATCTTATCCTCTCAGTTTTTTTAAAGTTTGAGCAAATCTAGCACGTTGGCCTAATTTACCTTTTTTCTTTGCAGCAGCAGCTAACATCTTTGCAGGAATCTTTTTACCTTTTTTAATTCCTAAAGATTTTCTTAACGCTCCTGGTTTCTTAATAGCTTTTTGAATAAACTTCTTATCAGCCATTATTTTTTCATAGCTCGGCCAAAACCTCTTTTAGCCTTACCACAACCTCTTACTTTACCACCATTTTTATAACCCTTATTTAGTTCGCTGATCACTCTATCTTTTTCAGCTCTTCTATTAGAGTTCATTTTTTCTGAATCTATTCTGCCTAGTTCTTCAGCAAGATTCATTCTTCCTGTGTTTGCCATAATTATTACCTATTGATCTTTCCAGATTTTTTAGCTTTAGAACCAAATTTACCATAAGATTCATTTGCTGAAGCTCTTAGTTGTTTTTTAGTTCTTTTCTTTTTTACTCTCATAGCGATAGATTCATCTTTTCTATCTTTGTAGCCCTGTTTTTTCTTTTTAACAGATCCACCTGATTTCATGCCAGCTTGTCCATATGGAAATCTAACACCTGATCTTACTCCGTTTTGTCTCATTTTTTTCCTCCTTTAAAGATTTGTGTTCCCTTAATTCCAAAAATACTCGCTACTACGAGAATCCATAAATTGGTGAACCATTTCGGCAGGTTACTGAAATGTTCAAAGAATGTATTTACCTTGTCCATTACAGTTGGGTCGTCCGATATCACTGCCCATGCCAGAACAATAATCGGCGCACTTAAAATTATAAGTACGAATTCGTCTTTGTAATCGTTTTGTCTCGCTTCAAGAAGTTTACCTTGGTAAGCTTCTTCTCCTCGGGCCATTTTTTCTGCGTGCATTAGTTGTGCATCAGACATGGCCATCTTTGTTTTTTGTTTATTAGCGTAAATCTTGCTTCCTGCTTGTAAAGCAATTTTCGCTAGACCAAACCAAGCCATATTAGTACCAAGTAGCTTTTACTGGTTTCTTATCAGCTCTCATTCTTTTAGTTCCTTTAACATCTACAACTTGTGATGTCATTGGATCAGTAGCTTCGATAGTTTTACCACCTGTTTGGTAACCATCTTTGCCAACGCCAAGTTCTTTTTCAACTTTAACGTCTTTGTTCATGAATGTTGAACCTCTTTGCCAATCTTTACTCATATTTATCTCCTTATGGTTAATATACTTAATTTTTTTTGAAATTTCTACCAAAATCGTGAATTTTGCTAGCATCAGACATCTGTTGTTTAGCTAATGACACTCCTGCACGCAATCCAGCTAATTCTTCGTTCTGTTCTAGCTTATCTTCGTGTTGTTCTTGGTTCATCATAGCTTTCATCTTGTCTATGTTGATTCTTTCTTGTCCTTCTTCTTCTTTTCTTTGATTTTCTTGAGCTCGAAGGTCAATTTCTCTTGCTTTTAGTCTTACTAATGGGTCATTACCAAATTCACCACTAATTTTTTCTTCTTCTTTAGCATAATCAGCTGTCATTTCAGCAATTAAGATAGCTTTTCTTGATTCTATGCTTCTAGACAGTTGTGCAATCCTTTTTTGACCTGCAGGATTGTTAGGATTTTGCATTAACATTTGAATTTCTTGTAATTCAGTTACAAATTCTAACTGAACTTGCTCTTGTGCCATTAATGAAATGTGTTCAAGGTTATTTTTTTGTAATAACATCATCGCCATTGGATTATTTTGTACCATATTGATAGCCATAAAATTTAAATGCGCATCAATGTGAGCTTTATGATCTTGACCTGGATAAGCTTTAAATGGTTTTCCACTAATTGCCATTATATTTTCTAAAGCTGGGTCCATAGGTTGTGGTTGAGGTGGTGGAGGGAGAATTGCGTTTATATTTTTTACTCCTAATGCTTCATACATAGATCTATACGCTTGATATAAGTTATGTATCTTTGGATTAGATTGAGCTAATTGTAATTGAGACTGAGCCATTGATATTCTTTGAGTTTGAGAGAATATATTTGGATCAGCAACAGGTAGGATATCTACTCTGTCATCAAAATCTTGCATTTTAATTTCACGTCTAGCATTCGGTACATCATAAGGATAAACCGGTGGTAGATAAGTTTTAAAAACTCCAGCTAATAATTTAAATTCTTCTTTAAGTCCTACGTATAATCTTTTGTGTATAGCTGACATTACCCGCGATCCACGTTCCAATAACGCCACAGTAGTACCCACGGCTGCCTGTTGGTTCATATCGCCTACTTGATTATCAGCGATGGACGCGAAGCGTTGACCTGCTTGAACACAGATACCCATTAATTGTAATAATGTTGCGTTAGGTCCTTTGAATGGTAATTGCATAAACTGATCTGCGATTGCTCCTGTTGGAGAATCAACATCTCTAAATTCACCAGGTTGTAATGGTTGTGCATCATCTCTAATTCTTACACCTCTAGTTTTAAAACCAGCTGGTAAGTTTGCTAAAGTTCCTGCATCAAGTAATTGTCTTAAAGCTGCAGTTGCAGTTCTAGTTAAACCACCAATCATGTGAATTAAACCAAAACCATAAAAACCAGTTCCAGGTAAAAATTTAAATTGAACAAAATAATCTTTTTTCTTTTTTAAAGCATCGTTAGGATCATAGTTTCTTCTAATAGATAAAATTTCTGTGTTAGCTGTATCAACAGTTACAATGTAAGGAACTTTGATTCCAGTAGGTTCACCGTCTTCAGGATTAACATCTTCATATCCTTCTAAATCTAAATCAATATGAAACTCTAATAGAGTGTACATATCTTCTTGACCGTTTTGAGTTATACCTTCTAACTCTTGTTTTTTTTCTGTAAGTTGATTTTCAACAACTGGTGGTTCACCTAAATCTATATCTCTGTAAAAACCAGCTACTTGTTGCTTTCTTAATTCATTACCTGACATTTTAATTACATGCACAACTGCTTCAGCATCTTCTAATGAAGTTGCAGAATAAGGTACAACTAAATCATCAGAGTGAACAAATTTAGAGACGGCTCTACCTAAAAGATCGTCATAGTAAACTTTCTTGAAAGTAGAACCGGCCAGGGGTAAATAGAAAAGCATTTGATCAAACTCTGGTTCATATTCTTTCATCTGATCCATAAGTTGATAATTCATAAAGTCTTTAACTCTATTTGCTTGATCTTGTTTAGCTGAAGTTACAGCTCCTAAAATTTGTGCTCTTACGGGACCATCGGCTGGTAATAATTCTTTGTAAGCTGTTGCTTGAAATTGTGCTACGGCTTCTGCTAGTACGGGGTGAGTAACTGAACTTGCACCTCTGAAAGGTTGCGTTCTTCTTTGATATTTAAAACCTAATAAATCTAAACCTTCTCTATAAGATTGTTCCCAATCAGCTCTTGATTCTTTGTAGTCTGTATATTTATCAGATAATGTAGTTGCTAATTCTGATAATAATTGCTCATCTAAAAATTCTGCAAGGTTAGCGAAATGCTCTTCACCACCTTCGGGTGTTGCTGCGTTTGGATCAAACGAAATTTCAGCACCGCCTTGGTCATCCATTTCAATTTCTACTGGACCACCTTCGCTTTGTACTTTTTCTATTTTCTCTTGTTGATCTTGAATAACTTCTTCCGCGCCTGGAAGTTCTACCGTTGTTTTAGTATCCACAACTGATTTATCTATTGAATCTGCCATTCTCTATCCTATCTTGATTTAAATAATGTTTCAACACCTGATACGTCTATATCTGGTATTTTGATCATAGTCAATTCCATAATGCCTCCGTCTTTTTTCTTCTTACGTCCTAAAAATTCATCTAGATTAGAAACAGGACTACGTAATTCGTCGGCGTCTGTTCCAACTCCGTCAAAAACTTCTTCAAATTCTTCTAATTCTTTAACAGATCTTCCGCCAGTTTCAGGTGATACATCTACTTTAATTTCTGCTAAACCTCTTGTTTCTTGATCTGTCAAGAACTCTACGTTTGAACTACCAGAAGTTCTATCAAACTCAACTTTAATATCTGGTCTATCTGGATGAACAAAAGTTTCTACTCTTTCACTTTCTGATATCTTCTTACCTTCACGCATAACTTTTCCAATTACAGCTTCATAAAATTCAATACCTTTATCTGATGCTGCCATAATACCTTCCTTAGCAGCAGGGGTATTTAAAAATTTTAACTTACTCATCATGGGCATTGATGCAAGTATTCCTAGTCCTTTTAAAAAAGTTCTTCTATCCATTATGCTGACACTCCCATTTGTTCTTCTTGTTCCGCAAGATATTCTGCATATGCGTCTGGATCATTTTCTTTCATGTCATTAATTCTTTCAATTTCATTAGCAGCAAATTTACCATATTTATATAAACCTTCACCAGCTAAACTAGCGATACCAATAGGAGACGCAACTCTTGCAGCTTTTGCTGCAAATGTAGGAGTCATACCTAAATTTAAAATTTGTTGTAATCCTCTTCTTACTGTTGAATTAGAAAATTTTCTCGCAACATCTTGAGAACCACTTACTAATGGTTTTGCAAAAGCAGCTTCTGCTTCCAACCCAAGTCTATCAGAAGTTTCTGTTAAATCAACACCACCTAATCCTGCTGTTAGAGCAGTAACCCCTGTTGGTGTTCCTATAGTTTGAAGTAATCCTTTTAATAATTTGCCAGTGCTTTGTCTTACTGTTTTATTTAACAAAGGAGCTGATGCTACAGCTGCTGTTGGCATTGGATTATCTGCTGCCCATTCGAGCATAGTTCTGTTTGAAACTTTTTCATCATTTTTAGGATCTAAAAAAGCTCCTGCTTCATCATTATATTTAATTGGAACTTCTGCTGCTTCAAGAGAAGTAAAAGGATCTAGTTTATCTATATTCGCTGCTCCGGCTGCTCCTGCACCTACTGTTGCTGTTACAGCAAATTTTTCTCCCATCTTGACTCCAGGAACTCTAGACTTAACTAATTTTTTTAAACCTTCGTCATCTCCTTTTAATGATAGTTCTACTGCTTTTTTTAAATTAGGTTGAGTTATTTTTTTAACGTCTTTTGCAGGACCAGACGCAACAAACTTAATATAATCTGTTAGAGATTTATCTAAATTTTGTTTACTACCTATTTTTACTTCTTTTAAATTTATTTCATCAATAAAATTATCTTTTAAATTATATTTAGGTAATTTTTTTCTATCTACAGTTTTTAATTTACTTGCTACATCATCATAGATTTCATTAACTACTTTAATTGATTTTTTAGCCTCATCAACTTCGCCAGCTTTTAAAGCCGCGTTTGCTGTACGTAAATTATTTTTTATAGTTTTATAGATATTGTTTTTTGCTCTAGCTCCTAAAACATTAAAATTAAAATCTTTTGTTGTAATTCCAACTTTAGATAAAGCTTTAGGATCTTTTGCAATTGTACCAGGTACAATACCTTGAAAATGTTCAAAGCTTGGATGCAAAGATAAAGGAATAGCTTTTCTATCCATAGAACCTGATACTTTTGAAAAATTAATTGCTTTTTTTAATCTTGCATCAACTTGTGCAGGAGTTAAATTTTTGTAAAGATCAGGATCTAAATTCATTAAGTCTTCTTGTGCTTTTCTATATGCACCAAAACCTTTTAAATCTTCTGGAGTTGTTCCTTTTGGTCTTACCCCTTTTACACTTTTTTTAAGATCTATTTTACCTAATTTAGATTGAGTAAGATTATATCTAAATAATTGTGCATGTTTTGCTTTTGTAATCTTATTGTCATAAGGCAAACCAGTAATTTCAGTTGCCATTTGGGCAATATTTTTTTTATTATATCCTTTTTGAAAAATATTTTTTTCTTTATCAGTTAAAATTGAACTTTCAATTTTACTTCCTCCTGAACCTCCTGATGTTAAATTTAATCCTTTTTCTTTGTTAACTTTATCAAGTCTTGATTTTACTGTATCATGAGCAACATTAAATTTTCTTTTTACTTCTGCAATATTAACCACAGAATCTTTTGGTAAAGATGACAAATAATCTAATATTCTTTGACCTACTTTTGCAGTTAAATTTACAGCCATTATCTTTTCCTCACAAACATTGTAGCGAGACCACCTTTAGCAAATCCATAATCAGAAGCATAACCACCCCCAACACCCATACCTGCTCCTGCTGCAGTTGGACCTGTTGCTCCTGGACTATCATCGTAACCACCATAACCTGATTCAATAGCTGCAATTCTTTGAGCTTCGGTTCTTGCATTTTGAGCTGCCAATTGTAGTTCTTCTCTTTTTTGAGCAGCAATAGTTTCTTGTTTTATTCTTTCAGTTCTTTCGTCAATTCCTTTTTGAATATTATCTTGATACATAGTGTATGCTTTTCTAGCTAAGAATGGTAAAGGGTTTGTTATAAAGCCAAGTGTTTTTGCTATACCTGTTAAACCTGATCTCATTTTTTGTTTATCAACTTCTTCTTGTTCTTCGTCTGTAAGACCCATGTTACCAACTAAACTTGTTCCTACAACATCAGCAGTCATCAACCCTCTATCTCTATTAATAATATCGGTGATGCCATCACTTTCTTGATTGATTGGAAGTATAGGTTGAACTCTTGGTGGTACAACCGTTTGTGGTTGTAAGCCTAGTGTAGTTGCTTCAGGGTAAGCTTGTTGTTCATCTAAAGCTCTGGCAATAGCCATGTCATCAAAGCCGGCTCTTGTCATTGAATCATAAATTCTTTGACCTTGTTCTGATAAAGGTAATCCACCTAATTGTAAATTAACTCTACCTCCATCAGCTTTATCTCTTGGGTGTTTACCTGTAGTTCTTATAATTTCTAACTCCTCAAAAGTTTCATCACCATAAAGTTTTACATCACCAATCTCTGCTTGAACTCTATCAGTAAAAGGAGTTCTAGATTCCATTAATTCTTTTTCTTTTAAATCTGCTACTTTCTTATTAATTGGTGTAGGGGGTTTACCAAAACCTGCTCGAGCTGGTTTATTACTTAAACTAAAACTTTCTTCTACTTCAAAGTCTTGAGTGCCACCCATAATATTTTTAGAAGGATCTAAATTTCTACCTTCCATGTCTACAACTTTTGCAGAATCTTCAGCTCGTCTTTTAGCTTCTTGTTGTATTTTAATTCTATCAAGTCCTTCAGCAACTTTACCGGTTACTTTTTCAAATCCTCTCATTAACCTGTCGAATATGATCTGATAATTTTTTCTTGCTGCATCAACAGCAGCTATTCCAAATTCAATTTTTTTCTTCATTAGTTGTAATACTCGTGTTCAGTTTTAGGTTGAGGTTCATCTTTTTCATCTTCGGGGTGTCCAATAAATCCTCCCTGTCTAAATCTCATTATTGCTTGTGTTGTGCTATCTACTAAATCGTCATGATCTCCATACGGAAATGCAGCACACTCTTCAACTACCTCTTCTGCGAATTTTTCATCGGGCGCCCAAATCATCCCCGACTCGAACATCGGTGATACAGCGTTAACTCTAGCATGCTTGTCGTTTCCTTTGCTAGGAGTGTAATTTATAACAGGAATACCAAGTTTACGCAATTCATAAGTTAAAGGTAATCCACTTGCTTTAGACTCAATAATGACTGTATCAGGTTTCCAATATCTATACTGTTCTAGGGCTACTTTACGAAGTTCTGGAAATTCTAGTCGTTCTTTATGAGAATCTAATAAAATTAAATTAGGAGCTACACCATCTGCAGGAGTAAATACACCCCATGTTGTAATAGCAGAATAGTCAGCTGTTTCTTTCTTTAGAAAGGCCGTATCATAAGATTGAATGATATGATCTAATCTTGGTATATAATCCTTATCCCAAACTCTCCACCAATCTCTTTTGATTAAACTACCTTCTTCTGATGTAGGGTTCTGCATCCACTGTGCATTCCATTTACCTAAACTTAATGATGCTTTAACAGATTCTAATTCTTCTAGTTTCCAATACCCAGGCCAGACAGGTTTACCTGATGGCATAATAGCTGGGAACTCAATAACTTCCCATTGATCTGACTTTAATTCTTTTTGTGATTTGATCAACGCTCCGGTAAGATCTTTCATCGACCAACGTGTCATTACTACTACAATAGCTCCGCCAGGTTGTAGACGTTGTCTTGGACCAGATGTGTACCATTCATAAGCACGTTCTAGTGCAGTCATATTAAGTGCATCTTGCTCTGAGTGCGGATCATCAATAATAAGTAAGTCCGCTCCACGACCCGTTATCGCCGATCCAACACCGGCTGCGTAGTATTCACCACCCTGTTGTGTTTCCCATTTGCCCGCGGCTTGCGAATCTTCTTTTAATTTTGTTTTAAATATTTCTTGATACTCTGGACTATCAATTAAAGTTTTAGCTTTACGACCGAATCGTATGGCTAGTTCTGTAGTGTGGGTTGTCTGGATTATCTTGAGATCTGGTTTACGTCCTACCATCCATGCCGGTAATAAGTTAGAGGCAAACTCTGACTTGGTATGTCTTGGTGGCATATTGAT